TCAGGCGACGTCGATCCACTCAGTCCCTCGGCTGTCGCGATACATGTCCGTCATGGCCGCCGTTTTGTGCCCGAGCAGTTTCTGAGGGTCTCTCCCTTCGGCTGCGTGTAGACGCGCTGACAAGGAACGCATTTCGTGAAAGCTTGGCGGGTGCTCGGTCAACGCTATGCCATAGGCCGCCGCCGCCTTGTCCCGTTCCTTGGCAAACTGCCGTGTCAGAATCTCCAGAGTGACCGGATATCCAGCCTTGATCCTGCCGTTTGGCTTTGTGTAGTGCACCAAGTGCTGCGACAGCACCTGATCGCGGCATCGTTTGATTACCGTGGACAGGTCGAGGTTTACCGATTCGAGGCGGATCGCGGTGCTTATGCGCAGGCGTGCGCCTGTCTTGGACTGCACAATGTGCAGGAAACCATCCTTCTCATGCTTGAACAGCATCGAGCGAATATCGTCCCGCCGCTGGCCAGTGAGAATCGCCAACTCCATCGCGCGCTTGAGCCATGGCCGAGTGGTTGTCTCGTAAATCGCCTTCCACAGATCCAGGCTAAGCCTCTCCCGTGTCACCTTGGCGCGAGCCGGTTTGGTCGCATCAACCGGATTCAGATCACAAACCCCCGCCGCAATGCCCTCCGCGAAAACATCCCGAAGCAGCGATCGCAAGGCCTTTGACATGTTGGCCTTTCCCTCTTTCGCCAGCCCTGTCAAATAACCCGCAACGTCCATGGTTTTGATCTCGCGCATCGCCATGTCCCCGAAGTGAACTTCGAGTCGCTTGATTCGGCTTTTGAAATTGCGAGCGGTGTGCAATGACAGGTCTTTCTCCAAATATTCCAACTTGTACTGAACCAGCCACTCGGAAAACGTTTTTCCTTTCTCGATCACCGGCTCTGCCAGGCGCGTGGTCAGAGCTGGCTTTAGAACCTCGGCGCAGTTTGCCGCGACAGCTTCGCGTATCGCTGAGTCTTTATCCTTCCCCAAACCGAACGTGCGGCCGGTCACGGGATCACGGTAGGTGTAATACGTGATCCCGTTGCGGCTGTCTGTCTTGCGGTAAAGGTTCGGCGGCAGATCCTTTGATCCTGGGTTACGCGGCCTTGGTGCCATAGCGTGCGTTCTCTATCCGACTGATAAGGCTGCCACCCGTGATGCGCACGGTCGGCTTGTCAGGTTCGTTATAGTGGGCGTCAGCTTCCACATAGTAGCTGCGCCCGTGCTTAACCGGCGCTGGCGCTATACGGCCTTCCCGCGCCCACTTGCGAAGCGTGTCACGGCTGGGCGGGGTCTTGAACTGGTCAGTTGCCCACTCTTCAAGCGTCATCTTTGCCATGTTGGTTACCTCCGTCCGGGGTCTATGCGGGGTTGAGTGTCTGCGCAGCGACCCACTTGATAAGGTTCGCCTCGTCGTCTGGGTGATGCTTCAGCTGACTCCAGCGCAGGCCGCGAATGATGCCGAGGATCTCGCAGGCATTCATACCGCCGCGCTCAGCCAGGCGCTGCAGCGATTGGCTGTGATTGCGCAGTGCCTGCTCTTCGTAAGGCCGGAGCAGCTGCATCGGAACCTGCTTAATGTTGACGCCGCGCATGACGGGCATGTTTTCAAGTGACATGACGATCTCCCGCCCGCCGTACACGGCAGGCATGTGGATAGATGGGGAAGGGGTTGTTCAGTCGATCTGGTAGTAGACGTAGCAGTCCACGCCCTGATCCTTGAGTGATTTGTGCATAGCCTGGACGCCGGCGCTGTGCTGGTTGCCGATCCCGGGCCATGGGGTGTCGAGGTGAATGCCCTGCTGATGCCATCCGCTGCGCTTCTGCACGTAGCCTGGCAGGCCGGTCACCGCCGAGGCGCGGATGCCTGGGATGGGGATGACAACCCGGTCACAGTTGGCGCTGCCGCCGTCATTGGTGCAGGCGGCCGCTGCTGCTTTACCGGCTTCGATGGCAATGGCGATCTTTGGGCCAAGCGCTGAGAGCTCTGCTTTGGTCAAGGCCGCGCCCTCCACTTGAACGCCACCGGGTCAGGCGGGAAGAACAGGTGCCGCATGTTGGCGACGTTCACGATGTCGACGTCTGCTGGGAACACCTCCAGTGCATCCCGATCCCCTCGGCCCAGTTCGCGCTTCAACTGCATCAACTCGTCCCACGTGATCTGGTCGACCCAACTGTCACCGTTGTGCAGTGCGCGGCACACGCTCATTCGCTGGTAACCGCCCGGTTCGGTGTAGACCTGGACGAGGAAGCTGCTCGAGCGCCAGACCTCCGCGAGGTTGAATGCACGAATTTCCGGCCACTTATCCTTCGGCACCTGGCGCAAGGTGCGTGGCTGCTTGGCGCTCTCTTTGGCGAGCAATCGGCGTTGATTGCGGTCGAGATTCATGGCGTCACCATCCGGCGGGCCCAGCTGACATAAGGTCCATCCTCGGTATCGAAGATGCCCATCAGAAACCATTCAGGTCCGGGTGACTCAGGATGCCAAGCTGTGCACGCGGCATCCTCTTCAGGAAGGTCATAAGTCTCATCGCCCGCGTGCCAGCCTTTCAGCTCCAGCCTTTGTTCGGCGACCCACGCGAGATATGGCGCGGGGTCTTCGCCTTCACCGAAGTCAGGCACATCGGGATGCCACCACCAACCATCCTTGTCGCGAACCACTTCGGCCGGCCCGAAACCCTTCGGCGAATGGATAGAACACGGTGTGACGTAAAAGACATTCGAATACTGGCCGTCGCCGTCGCTGAAACGAGATGTGCAGCCGCATTGTGCGGGCTTGTCGTTCACGAAAATGATTTCTTCAGGCATGACTTCTCCTCGCCGCATACGCAGCAGGCAATAGGGATAGGGTGGGGCCGAACGGGCGGCGGGGTTACTTGTTCTGGCGCAAGGCTTCAGCAGCGCACAGCGCGCCGTATTCCTTCATCTGCTCAAGCGTGTAACCAGGGACTTCGCGCTCTGGCTGAAGGAAGCCCCAGTGGCGCGGAGGGTGGGGAAGGACGATGGCGGGAGGCAGAAGCCGCTGTTGTATTTGCTCACATCCGCACCGAGCTGGATGTGCCTGTGGTTGTTGGCATCGTTGACTCATAACACCTCCTGCGGATACGTGCCCACTTCGCCTTGGTCGGCGGCGTTGGCGATTTCGTTGATCTGGCGCGCAAACTCACGCGCTTGCTTGGGCGTGATAGTTGAGATCGGCAGACGATGAAGGCTGATCGCTGTTCCGCCTTCAGCAAGCTGGTGGATCGTCGCCTTGATGGTGTGGCGCGTTGCTGGCGCTATAGTGTTCATTGCTCTTCACCGGTGTAGATGCGCCAGTCGACCTTCTTGCCCTTCACGAGAAAGCCCCATTCGCCCTGCCACTGGCTGGTGATGAACAGCGTCCACACACCGCCATCGCTTACTGAGTCGATGCGGTGATATTCGCCGTGCCGCAGTTGCGCGGTGTCTCCGGCATTGCGGTCGATGTATTCCGTAGCCTGCCAAGCGTCTTCGAACGTACCAATTTTCGCAGCGGCATCCATCAGCAGCGAGGTCAGCGCTGGGTCGCCAGCCTCAAGTAACCGTTGCTCCATATAGCTGCCTCGGAGAATCACCGTTCGCGCGTCCCATGGATGATCATGAAGGTCACGATCAGCGTCCGGTCGCTTGATGTGGTGCACGCGGATCGACCACGGGAACCAGGCAAACTTGCCCTTGTGCGTAACGCGGTCGTAAGCGTTGAAGAGCCACCAGCGGCCCATGTACATCTCGGCGCCGTCGGCGGACATGATGTGCTGGTAAGGCGTGCGCCGGGCACGGGCGATCAACCAGTCAGCAACAGCAGGGCGCGCCAGCAGCTTGGCAAGCAGGCGCCAGATCAGATTCTTCATTGAGATTTCCCTGTAACCCATAAAGGTTACTCTTCGAGATGTAACCTCTGGAGGTTACTGTGGGTTTTGTCAGGCGGCGCCGGTCAATACCAGTTGATCCTCGCCGCCACGGCTGAGGCCTGCCTGCAATTCGACTTTCTGGCCTGCCAGCAACCCGGCAATCTGGGCGTTCAAATCCAGATCGATGCCCTTCCTCTTCCGAGAATCTTTGATGTCTTGGCTGGCGAGGTATTCGCTGATCAACGCCTTGTCCTGCGCTTGTATCGCGACAAGGTCTTGTCCGGTGGTGGGGCGCCCGAGTGAGTCATCGTCTGATTGAGGAACCAACGCTTTCAGTTTGGACTGAACCCCCCACACCCATGCGAGCGCGAAGTGGTCGCCAGCAGTTTCAGGCGAATATTGGCTGCGGTGAAATCCAGCCCTGACACCTGCGCAGTACTCCTTGCGCGCTTGAGAGAGCTTGGTGAGCAGCGCCTCGTACGCATAGAGCGCGATATTTTGTGCGGGTGAGACACCGACAAACGTCGCGGACTCAATGACTTGGTGTTTCTCGTAGCTCCATTTTCTACGGCGCAGCGTGGTGCAACCAAATGCTTCCGCTACAGCGATACTCAGCTGTTGATCCCAAGCTGGACGACGTCGGGCGCGGAAAGAGGCCGATTCAACTTCGCCAACGTCGCTGAGCTTCACGTCCATCTCGGTGAGCCGGTACTCGCGCATCAGGGCCTGTGCTTGGCGAAGCGCTGTCGCCGCCTCGTTCTCGTTGGCGCTCTGGGCAAGCGCCAGGCAGTGTTTGATCTTGCGGATAGCCCGTTCGAGCTTCTTTTCGTCAATCGGTTCGGTGGTCATTCGGGATCCTCCCCAGTAGCGGGATTAGGTTTTATTGTGGCTGTTAGGCGGCGGCCATTAGCGCTTCAATCACGCGTTGGCCGGCGAGCGGGGGAACTGCGTTGCCGGCCATGTGCATGGTGAGCTTGTGGCTTTTCGGGCGAAGGGTGTCGGCGGGGAAGGACTGTGCGGCCAAGGCCTCGCTGGCGCTGAGCATTCGCATCTCGTCGCCGCGCACCAGCGCCCAGCGGTCAAGTGTGGTGATGGTCCCGATCGGCCTGTTCATATCGCGCCCGGTGAGTCCTGAGCCTTTGCCGTAATACGGCATGATGAACTGGTCGCCGAAGCGGTCCCGCCCGTTGCGAACTCGGTTCAGCGTTGCCAGCGCCCGCCCAGGCCTATCGATTGGCGACCACTTACCAGCGCTGAAGTCCAGGAAGCTGGCCGCTGGAACGTGCTGGCGCCGGTGCAGCTCAAGCATGAGGGGCGCCTTACTGCGGGTCAGCACCAGAAACAGCCTGACGCGGTGCTGGGGAACACCCAGATCAGCGCAATCCAAAATGTGCGGCGCGACCTGGTATCCGAGCGCCGTGACTGCGGCTACCCAAGCAGGATAGAGCGCCCAGTCGCTGAACTCTGGAACGTTCTCAACCAGCGCCGCTCCGGGCCTGTGAAACTCCAATGCAGAAACAACCGCCCAGGCGGTCGAGCGCGAGGAATCATGCTGCGGGTTACCGTTGGCTTGGCCGCGGGCCTTCGAGTGACCTTGGCAACACGGCGAGGCCAGCAGTATGTCGTGCGCGGGTACTTGCTCCCACCGAGCCTGGTGCAGATCCTGGCAGATGTGCTGGGTGTCTGGGTGGTTCGCGGCGTGCCACTCGACCGCTACTGGCCAGTGGTTCGCCGCCCAGAGTACTTCGACACCCGCCGCGCGGGCACCTGTTGACCATCCGCCAAGCCCGGCGAACAAATCGATTGCAGTAGTCATGCTGATCCTCGCCAGTGGCGTGATTCGTGGAAGTGGGGTATTTGTTATCCGCATGAGCAAAATTGCGGCATAATTTAGCTTTTTGAGGGGCTTAATTTGAAAAGGGATTTTTTGATTTGGTCAGGATGCGCCTTGTTGTTTTTTGCAGGTTTTTTGTGGGGCATGGTCCCTGAAAAATCCGGGTTCTTTGTTGTTGCTAATGTGCACGATTTTTTTGATATCTGTGGAGCTGTCGCAACTGTTTTTGCAGTAATAGTTGCTATGTCTGCATTAAACAGTTGGAAGCATCAGATTTTAGCCGAGGCGGACAGAGATTTAGCAAGAAAAGTGATAATTTCGCTGAATACTTGGAGGTCTTCCATTACTAGGGTATGGGGGTGGACAGAGGTTTCGGCTTATCAAATCCAGATTGACTTTACCACTAGCAAATATTTTTTTGACATAAACATGAGGCAATTAATTAGGTCTGAGCTAGTTTCAGAAAAGTCAGCGAGAGACGAGCTTTTAGGTCTGTTGTTGGAGTGCAAACTTGTTTGGAAGAAAGCAGAAGAACTCACAGATCGTGAACCATTTAAGTTGGCCGATAGGTGCTTTTACTGCGTGAATTCCTTTTTAATTCTGTTAGACCATGATAAAGATTCTGAAGAATATACTCGAACGATGCGCTCTCTAGTTAATCATTGGAGCTGGTTTGTAGATAATAAAGTGATAAATCAGGATGGCTTTGAGGCTCTGTTGCAAGATTTATTAGGGCCATTCGAAGAATCCCTCGAGAAACGTCTGTTTATCATCTGACTTACAGCATTAAAAAATTGAGGCGCTCAATTTATAAGCGCCTCTCGTGGGTTAGGCCGAGAAGCTGCCGAGCGAAAGCTTTGCAGCGGCGCCTATTTTCTCTTCAAGCACTGCTTTGAACTCTTGCGCGATCGCTTCGCGCTGAACTTCCTCGCCAACCCAGCGCAGTTTCAGCACCGGCACCGGGCCGCTGGTGATCACCGAAATGCGCAGAGTGATCTGCTGCTCAGTCAGACCTTCGAACGGAACGACGTGGAACTGCAGGGCTGCCGGAAGGGTTTCTTTGCTGCGCGCTTCGATCTGATCCATGGCGCTGCGGCTGGCGCTGGTGTCGCCAACGGTGGTTTCTGACTCGCTGGTGGCCTTTACCGTGATAGTGCGTACGGCGGCGATTGCCTTGGCGACCGGGATTTTGTTGCCTTCGTCGTCCACCGGCGTCAGATACTGGTGCCAGTCTTCAATCCAGTCGCTTAGGTCTTTCTGGCTCAGCCGACTGTCAGAAATCGCCTGCGCAGCGGCATAACCGGCGGTTGCCTTGAGCTTCAGTACCGCACGGTCGTCGGCGTGGCCTGGATCTTCAGCGGTGCCGAGGTTGAACAACAGGACGCAGCTCATCTCGTCCTGATTGATGAAGCCGCGCGCGCCGGCTTCGGCACGGTCAGCCACGTACGCACTGAAGTCGGCCAGTGCGTGTGTGGAGTAGGTGCCACGGAAGCGGCTGCGCCCCTCTTGGTATTTCTCCAGATCCAGCACCTTGGCGCCTTCAGGCAGAACGGCCGTGGGCGTGAAAGTTGGCAGCGCTTTGCCGGTGGCTTCCAGAGCTGTGTCGGTGATGAGTTGAATAGCTTCTTTGGTCAGTGACATTCGTCAGGTCTCTTCGTGAGGGGAGGGAGTGCAGCGGGTGGATCAGTCGCGGGGTTTGATTGGTGCTTCGTCGCGCGTGAACAGTTGGTCGTGCTTCTCCTGGAACAGCGAGATTTTGCCGCCGGTGCCGACATGCATTGGTGTGTCGAGGCTGGTGTTCTCGCTACGGGTGCCGCGCTTGGTCGGCACCTTGTAGTCAAGCTTGTGCTTGATCTTTACCTGGTGGGATTCGCCGATCTTGCTGAAGTCCAAGGTGATGACCAGCTTCCCGGCCTTGCCGTGATCGACGACGCCCGCGGCGACTTCGGAAAGGGCGTGACCGATCTGGCTGGCGAAGGCGCCACCATTCAGTTCTTCAAAGAACTCGGTGGTATCCGTTGGGGTAGGCATGGTGCTTTCTCCGAGATGGGCTGCAGCCCGCTGGGTGGGAGGTGATGTTGTGCTTCGCGCTTTCGGCGCTGAGGGGACTTGAAAACTCGGCGCATCAGGTCGGTTCGGCCAGCGCGATGCCGCGCTCTTTGGCAATGCGCCGGACGGTCCGGCTGTCGATGCCAATGGCGGTGGCGATTGCCGATGCTGTGTTGCCCGCGGCGGCCAGCTCACGAACGCGAGGTTCATGCCTGTCGCGCCGCGCCTTGAGGTTTTTCGGATGATTGCCAATCGCGGTAAACGGCACCTCGCCGCTGATGCCTGCGGGTACAAGCTCGATGCGGTGACCAGTTGCCAGATAGTGATCGATCTGCGCAGACAGATTGGCAATGGCCTGCTTGTGCTGATCCGGTACGTTCTCTCCGATCATTGCAGCACCGCCTTCGACAGGCTGACCTTCACGCCGTCAGCGCGTGCCTCAAGTTCCTGGGCGAAGTTGACCGCTTCCTTCCAGCTGAATCGGAAGCCGCGGACCTTGCCGGTGGATATCTCAACGACGTGGTATGCGCCGACACCTTTAGCTACCACCTGGTAGCGAATCTTCTGTGCTGGTGGCTCTTTACCGATCATGGCGTAGAACTCCGCGGTTGCGATTTGAGCGCGAAGGGACATGGCTTTCAGGCCGTCCAGGCGCATTTGGATTTGTGGGTGCATGTCCTTTCCTCAGATACTTGCGTGTACTCGCCAGCACTCGATGCAAATGCTCGCGGGTAAACGCCGGGTGAAAAAAAGCCCAGTCGACGCTGGGCTTTTCGTGTTGCTGGTTCAATACACCTCTGTACGTGAAACTCTTCGCTCGGCGTTGCATGAGGCAAGGCCGGCAGGCTGTCGCTTACATGGCTGCAAATCCTCTGAAGGTGAAAGACACAATGCAGGTGGGCGGTTATGGGCCGCAGTTTCGTCCGCATCCCGCTGCGCACTCTGTGAATTCGCAGGAGGATGGTTCAGTCGTCGTCAGGTTCCGGCTCCCAGCCCTTCACCTCATAGGCAAAGGCCTGCCACTTTTCTTGTTCAGCCTTCGACATTTTGTTCCAGCCCTGCGATTCGTCCCGAGACACGAATTCGCCAGCCTTTAGCTTCAGCGTTCCGCAATTGCTACCGATGTCTTCATCGGCGTAAACCACGCAAATTTCTACTTCGGGATGCTTGGCTGACAGAGCTTTCAGGACAGGCTCAGGACAGCTCCATGCGGTATCGAATTTCAGCGTGCCAGCTTCAAGGTCGGGATCCTGATCACAGGCGTTCCACTTCGTACCCCAGTTGGCATTGGCGAAGTCCATGTTGTGGAAGTGCCCGGTCAGCCGCTTGTTGCGAAGCATCTGTACGAACTGCTCAAACTGCTCGTCGTTGAGCTTCAGCGCGTTGGCGCCCTGACGATTTGATTGCTGCAGGGAAGCGATCAGAGGGTGTTCGTTCAATGGTTGGCCGCTGATGACCTCGGCGCACTGCTCGGCAGCACTGTCGATTCCGTTCCACGGAAAAGATCCAGCGAAGGTAATCAGCGTGTTGAAGTCGATTCGGCCTTCGGCATTGATCAGCGATTGCAGCACCTCTTTAGGGGCGCTGACTTTGTTGGTTACCCAATTCGGCATCTTGGTTGCTCCGGTTGATTTCCCGTCTGGCCCTCAACCTCGAAGGCCAGCCAGTGAAATCCCGGCCTCGCTACTGGCGACAGGCCGGGGTATTGCGTCAGCGATGTTGGTGTTTCTGGTGCCTAATCCCCGCTGCTGATGGCAGGTTTCGGTATCAGGGTGCGGCGGTGGGCTTACCTGTTCACTCCGGCTTGATCAGCAGCGTTGCCGGTGTGGTCGTCGGGCATCTACAACATGCGACGTACAGCCCTGTGCCTGGGTGGTTTGAATCGGCACATCGCATGAGGTCCGGCGCTCCTCATAGCCGAGGCTCGGAGCGCTAATTCTTCAAATCTTTTCCATTACCGCCGGAGTGGCGGGGCGCATCGCTTGCCGGGTCATTCACGCGGTTCGGGCATTTCGCCCTTGATCAGCCGCCCAGGGTTCTCCCTGTCGTTGGCAGGCTTTCCTCGTTCGCCTGTCTGATCACCGGTCGCCGGTAGAGGCAATGCGGTCTGTTGGTTTGTTGCGTTGGTTTTTAAAGAGCGGCGCGGCTTTCGCTGCTGGCCGGTTATGTGCCGACATGGGCAAAATATAGGTCTACACATATTTGGTGTCAATGGGTAATCCCATAAATAATATGGGAGGCGAAAAAAAGCCCGCTCAGGCGGGCCTCATTCAGCTTTCGATAAACCTCTTCCATCCGATGCGAACGCTCTGATCATCCAGGCGTTCGACCGTAATCCCGTCTGTTTCATCAAGCTCCTGAATTACGCGCTCCCACGCCTCTGGGGCCTCTTCCGGTCGCCGGGTTATGTTCACGGCCTGGTGCTTCTGGACCTTCGGATCAGACACCATCTTCTGAATCCTGCGTCCGACGTGCTCGTATGAGTTGGGCACGAAGGTAATGCTGGTTGTGCTCTGGGGCATGTCGTCCTCCTTGGTTAACTGTATGGATAAACAGTATTTGATCCTTAGGAAAACGGCAATAAGCATGGAGTACATTTGTACTCCGTTGGGCGGAGACGTAAAAAAGCCCGCGAGGTGCGGGCTGCGTTGGTAACTTAAAAACGGCTAAAGTTTGCCGGTCATGCGGACTGCGACACCTATGATTCGACAGTTTTCATCGCATTCGACCATCTTGTAAGCAGGGTTCAACGGCTTCAGGTAACGAACGCCTCCATCCTCCACCAGTTTTTTAAAGGTTGCCTCGTTACTGGCTGGGAGCTTAGCGATCACCAGCTTGCCTGGCTGGACATCGGCCTCGGTGTCCACAAGAATCATCATTCCCTCGGGTACGCTTACACCGACTGGAGAAGTCATAGAGTCTCCCTTGACCTCAAGCCAGAACGCCGGCCCTTTGGAGTCGTAGTCCGAAAGCTCGTACCGGTCTGAGAAGCCATCAGGGTATGGTTGAACCGCCTCTTCCCACGACCCCGCCGACACCCAGCTTATTACGGGATATCGGTACAGCATTTCTGGCTGGACGACCGACTTCACGTTTGACGGCTCAGACGCTTCCTGAATCATTTCACCTGCTCCGCTCTCGATCCAGATCGCAGAGACCCCACAGGCTTTTGCGATGGAAGCGTTATATGAGGAGCGCTGGGATCGGCCTCTTTCCAAGTCGGAGATCGACGCCTGGTCAATCCCGACCAGTTTCGCTAATTGCGCCTGTGTCAGCCCCGCATGGCGACGGGCTGCTTTGATACGTTCTTTGTATTCCATCCGTCGATTATTACTGGTGCTCCCATATCGTTGCAAAGAGGTATACCTATGCTCTACGATATGGGTATTCACATACGGAGGGGCAGCATGAACACCATCTTTAAGGACCTCGTTGCCCATTTCGGGACGCAGGAGGTCACCGCTGAAAAGCTGAAGGTCGATCAAAGCACGGTTTCTGGCTGGGTCCGGGGTAAGCACGGCATGTCTCCTGTCATTGCCAAGCGGGCTGAAGATTTGACCGGAGGGGTGTTCAAGAAAGAGGCCCTCTGTCCCGCTTTTCCATGGGCCGAAATGGTGGCCTAAGTCGACATCCGTGTCGTTCTGATCCTTGAGAAACATTTTGCAATACGTGATGGCACGCAGCCACATAAACAAATTTGAGGTTTTAGGAATGCAGGAATTTCTGAGGGCGTGCGACGCAGTTGTCGAGGATGCGGACACGAAGAATCTCGCCACCTTGATGAACATGCCGCCGGTGAGCCTGCTCCAGCGCGCTAATGCGAACTACGACAATGCCTGGTTCAACGTAAAGCACCTGTATGCGCTGCTGCTTCACACCAACGACATGCGTCCGCTGGAAGCGTTGGCAGGCGAGTTTGGTTACGCAATCGTCAAAACCGAAGCGCCCGCAGCGGTTGATGTTCACCACGCGTTGAGCCGGGCTGCTTTTGAGTTTGCCGAGGTGACGGTCGAGACTCATGCCGCCATGGCTGATGGTCGCTTGGACCAGGTTGAGCGAGCGCGGATCCTGAGAGAGATCGATCACGCCGAGAAGGCGTTGGCCTTGCTCAAGTCCTCTGTGAAAGCCGCCGCCTGAATCGCAGACACAAAAAAGCCGGGCTGCAACCCGGCTCTTTCAACAACACTTGTGAGGTCCGATTATGCACACCACGACCACCCAGAGCAATAGCCCACCTGATTCGTCAGTTTTCCCTGTGCGACAAGACCTGTCGCGTCAGCTTATGTCATCGCGCGAGATCGCCGAACTGACCGGCAAGCGCCACGACAATGTGAAGCGCACCGTCGACACGTTGGCCAGCGACCGCGTTATTTCTTTTCCTCAAATTGAGGAAAACCCCACCAGCATTGGCCGCCCAGGGAAACACTACCTGATCGGTAAGCGTGACAGCTTCGTGGTGGTTGCGCAGCTGAGTCCTGAGTTCACCGCCCGCCTGGTTGACCGCTGGCAGGAACTGGAAGAGCAGGCCGCACCGCGCATACCCGCGAACTATGCCGAAGCCTTGCAACTGGCCGCCGACCAGGCGCGAGAGAACAGCCGGTTGCTCGGCGTGATTGAGCTTCAAGCGCCAAAGGTTGCAGCGATCAAACGCCTCGCCGCTGCCGAGGGTGCTATCTGCATCACCGACGCCGCCAAGCAGCTTGGCATCCCGCCGCACAAGCTCTTCGACTGGATGGAACAGAACCGTTGGATCTTCCGGCGCGGTGGTTCAAAGCGCTGGATCGCCATGCAGCCACGCATTCAATCGGGCTACCTCAAACACAAGGTGACAGCGCTTAAGCATGACACCGAGACCGGCATCGAGCGTGCTGCGTTTCAACCCCTCGTAACCCCGAAAGGATTGGCCGTGCTGGCCGAAAAGAACATTGGAGCTTCGCTGTGAGCGTTCAAGCAATGTCATGGGCTCTCGCACTTCCGAAGGCCTCCCTTGAAAACCCTGCTGCCCGTCACGTGCTTCTGTGCCTGGCCAACTACGCCGGCAGCGATGGCCGTGGCGCTTTCCCGTCTGCGCTGACCCTGTCTGAAGACACTGGCCTTTCCGAGCGCACCGTTCGCCTGAAACTCGATGAGCTGGAGAAGGCCGGATTTATCACCGAAGGCAATCAGGCAATCGCCGCGGCTTACATCGACCGTCGCGACCGCCGCCCTGTGGTGTACGACCTTCAGCTTAAACGGGGTGCAAATGCTGCACCCCGTAAGGAACGGGGTGCAGATGACCGCACGGGGTGCAGCTCACAGCAGAACGGGGTGCAGGAAAACGCAGAACGGGGTGCAGCAGCTGCACCCAATACGTCACTTAACCATCAATTAACCGAAGAGCAGCAGCTGCAGCGCGAGTTGGCCGAAGAGATCGCGAATCAAGAGCGTGCCGCCGCTGAGTGCCCATCGCCCAACCAGCGCTTCGCAATGTTCGCCGCTTGGCAGCCAGACGCCAAATCCCTGGCTGACCAGATTGCGATTGCCGGCCTTCCTGACGACGCCATCCCAGACGCTGCAATCCGCAAGTTCAAGGGTTTCTTCGTCGCCAAGCCCGGCAAGGTCGAGTCGAGTGCCGGGTGGTGCTACCAGCTGGTGCAGTGGGTTCGTCGAGAGCGCGTGGAGGCCGCTGGCAAGGGCGAAGCACCGGATTTCAACGACACCAGTTGGGCTGAAGACATGGGAGGCCTGTGATGAAGTCTGTAGCGAACATCATGCAGCAACTGCCAAACGTTCCGTCCGCCGAGGTTGCTCCGCTCAAGATCGACTCGGGCACGGTCCAGGTGATCAACGCCTTGTTTCGCGAACTGATGGCGATCTTCCCAGCATGGAAACAGGCCTGGCCGGATCAGGAAGCCATCGGCGCGGCGAAGGCCACCTGGACGAAGGCTTTCATGGCCGAAAATATCACCAAGATCGAGCAGATCCGCTTTGGCATTGAGCAGTGCCGCAAGCTGGGCTCTGACTTCGCGCCGAGCGTTGGCAAGTTCATCAAGTTGTGCCAGCCCACGCCGCAGATGCTGGGCATTCCGCCGCTGGAGAAGGCTTTCCGCGAGGCCTGCCGCAACGCGCACCCAATGATGGCCGGCAAGGGCAAGTGGAGTCACAACGCGGTCTGGCACACAGCCAAAGAGTGCGGATTCGAGCCATTGAACCGCCTTGAAACCTCGCTGGCGCTGAAGCTGTTCGAGCGTAACTACGTGATCACGATCCGTCGTCTGGTCGATGGTTTACCCCTTCAGTCGATGCCGCTGGCGCTGCCAGCCAAGGCCGAAGCGCGCCGGACTCCCGATGTCGGAAATAACGCGCTATCGAAGATCCGCGCCATGCGTGCCGGTGGCGCCCATGCGTAACCCGATGCTCGCAGCGCCGGTGACCGGCAACTACCAGTTCGCTGTGTACAGCGGCGCCTACAAGCTCGACCTCACCGCAGAGCCGGAACAGCCTCAGGCGCTGTTCGCTGATCAAGAAATTGCAAAGGCCTATGCCTCTGGTAAGTGGCCGACCACCTACGAAGTGATTGACCTCTGGGAGCCTTACCCATGAAGACCATTTTTGCGCTTATCGGCGTGGCTCGCTCCGCCTGCTCCCTGATGCAGTGCGCATACTCGCACCAGGTGACGCCGGCTGAATTCCAATTCGGGGGTGGCTTGTGAAATCGCATGCTCAAAGGACGAACACCACCAAATACACGGCGACTGTGTCTGAGCGTGATGTCACTGCGGCGCTCTGTGAGCTGTTGGCGCGGCAGCACAGTTTGGATCTCGAAGACGGTAGCGTCAGTTTTCGCGGCTACCACTCCTCCGAAGACACCAGCACTGGAATCAATCACAGCTGGAAGATTGAAGTCACCGTCGATCACTCGCGGGAACCTACAACTGCGAAGGAGCCGTCTCTGTGAGACAGACCAAGCTTACCAAGGCGGCGCGCGGGCGTGACTGCCAGATCCGTGTGCCGGGCGTGTGCAATGGCAATCCAGAGACGACGGTGCTGGCTCATTTCCGCCTGTCTGGCACGCGTAGCGGGATGGGCATCAAGCCAAACGACCTGCAGGCGGCCTGGGCATGCTCTGCTTGCCACGACGCCGTCGACGCGCGCAGAAAGACTGAGTTCAACCACGACGAACTCCGCCAGATGCACATGGAAGGCGTCATGCGCACGATCGATATCCTGGTGTCGGAAGGGGAGGTGGCTGCGTGAGTATTTATCCCGATTTCAAGCCAGCCATGCGCCTGGGCGCAGTTATAACCGTCCTGATCGCCGTGGCGGGCTTCGCCCTCGGCTATCACTTTCCGCGCGCCGTCGAGTTGGAATCAACGGCGCCTATCGCTTTCCATTACGAAATCACCAGAGATGCGGCGAAATACCTGCTGCTTCGTGACGGGCCGAAGTGCGAGGTGAACCATGACTGACGCCTTCATGCTTCCATGGCCGCCGAAGGCGTTGAGCCCAAATGCGCGCACGCACTGGGCAACCAAAAGCAAGGCGGCCAAGGCGTACCGCGCCGCCTGCTTCTTGCTGTGTCGGAAAGCGGCCCTGCCGGTTCCCCAAGGCCGAGCGCTGCTGTCCCTCGAGTTCATCCCGCCAGACCGCCGCCGCCGCGACGATGACAACTGCATCGCTGCCTTCAAGTCCGGTCGTGACGGTGTGGCACAGGCGCTCGGCATTGATGACAGCAGGTTCGTGACCCAGCAGCAGATCAGCGAAGAGACGATCAAGGGCGGCGCTGTACGCGTGCGGATTACCGAATACGTCGAGACTTCCGTATGAGCAAGACCCGCGCCGTGAAACTCTCCGACGCCGAGATCCGCCGGCAAGCCACCGATCTTGCTGTCCAAGACCTGCGCGATCCACGTCATCCGGGCCTGTACCTGCGTTTCGGTCAGGATCGTCAGCGCGGCTCGTGGTACCTGGTGAAGGGCAAGGCGTGGAATCACATCGCCCGCTGGCCAGATCTGGGCGCTGCTGCGGTGGTGGCCGAGCTGCCCGCGCTACGGCAGCGCCTGCTGCATGACCCCGAGGCCGCTGTCGCCGTTGGTGGCCTGGCCACCTGCGGGCAGTTGCTGGACTGGTACGGCGCCCGCATGGGCCGGGATCGTTCGCTGTCGACCAAGCGCAAGACCGGCGCGCTGTCGGCAATCAAGTGCCACCTGAAACCGCGCCTCGAATCGACGCCGATCCGCAGCTTGACCGCCGCCGTGCTCGACAAGGAGCTGATGTGGCCCGCGCAGCAGGAGCTGTCCCTGTCCTACGTGCGCCAGTTGTTCGGCCTGCTGGTGGTCGCGTTCCGTCAGGCGCAGAAACTCGGCCTGATCGACAACAACCCAATGGCCGGCATGAAGTTCGTCGACTTCACCAAGGCACGCATCGTGCCCAAGGCTGCCCGCCTGCGCGGCGTGCACCTGGTGGATGTGGTGCCGATGATGGCCGACTTATTTGAGCAAACCCCGGCCGAGGCCATGCTGGCGCTGATGATGCTGTGCCATGGGACACGCGTAGGCGAGACCCGTCTGGCGCGCTGGAACGATATCTCGATCACTGATGCCGAGTGGTTCATTCCCGCTGAGAACACCAAGACCCGCACCGAACACCGCCTGCCCCTGACCGCCCAAGCCAAGGCCATGCTGAGCCGGTACCGCGCCGTCCAGCTTGCCCAGGGCTATGAAGGCATCTACCTGTTCCCGTCACGTCGCGGGCGGGCGCTGAGTGAAGGGCAGGCCAGCAGCGTGTTTACCCGGATCGGTAAGGGCGAGTGGACAAGCCACGACCTGCGCAAGGTTGCGCGCACGGCATGGACTGATCTGGGCATCGACGGGCACATCGGCGAGATGCTACTGAACCATTCGCTGGGCAAGATCGCGAGCACGTACATCAACACCCAGGCACGCGCGCAACGTCTGGCGGCACTGGAGAAGTGGCACAACTGGTTAGATGAACGCGGCTTCAAGGCGATTCACAACCTGACAGACACCCAATATGAAGATTCGCAAAACCCTGCGCAGGCCACGACGGGCGCGGGCTGCGAGGCTGTTTCTAACATTGTGAATGGCGAGGTTTCAAAAGCATGAAAAAGAGCCATGGCCCTGCCTTCCGCAAGGAATTGAAACCGCTGATGGAGTGCTCTGCCTGCCGAGGCACTGGCGTCATCAGGGGTGTGTTTCACCAGCTCGACTGCACCAACTGCCATGGGTCTGGCTGGGTTTGTCAGGCGACCGGCGATGCCTTGCCGCTCGAGGTCCTGGTGCCCCAACTGAACATGAAGCTGCGCAACATGGCCGCCGAGCTGAATCGGGCCCGCCACCAGATTGGCGGCGCTCACGAACAATACGACCAGAACAACCGCCGGGGCGCCGGCGGATCGAATTTCACAGGGGACTGAGCATGAACACACGTAAACCGTTACATCGCCCGCTGGGCGAAACCGAGTACATGCTCGAGCAATGGGGCTGGTGGCGCATGGATGGAATGGGCATCCCCAGCTATGTATCGCCCGCTCTCGCAATCATGAGGGACGTGACCCCCTCCGCGACGAAGTCGTACGTCATTACTGATGAGCTCGCCGGCATTGTGGATGCAGCCGTGGCCAGGCTTTGCCGTCGAGATGCCCAGATGGGCGACATGATCTGGCTGTATTACGGCGCGAAGTGGCCCGCAGTGCGCGTAGGTCGCCAATACGGCGTTTGCGAGATGAAAGCGCGGGAGCTGATCAAGGCGGGCGTGGCATGGATTGATTGCGCCCTGGACAACTTGAAAGAGGCCGCATAA